CACCCAGTCCTGCGGTATCTCGAATGGTTCTAGGACAATATGTACACGCGGGTCCCATTCGCCAAAGAATGCGCCGCTCATGACGTCCCATGATCCTAAAAGCCACTGGGCACGCAGATCGTCAGGGAGAGTTTCTAGGTAATCTATGTAATCCTGGGTCGCGTGCGGGTTATCGTAAACGCCGAACGGTACGTAAGCGTACTCGTCTTTTTTCAGGAGTTCCTTTGGCGCCCACTTGTTGTAGTCAGGCATAGCCCAGTAACGCTTGACATATCCGTCAGACATACCGCCAGGGTTACAGGTCATGATCATCGTCGGCTTGAAACCGGTATTACCGAAGTCGCGCAACGATCCTAGGAGCCTACGAATAGCATTTTCAGAGAGCTGATTGCCTTCATCCAGAATGAGTAGACCGATTTCAACACCCTGGAGCTTACTGACATCCGCATCTTCCTCGATAGAACGGAAGTAGATCTTGCTTCCATTCGGGAAATAAGCTGTCTTTTTAGTCTCACGCCAGTTGAATAGCGTTCCTGGGTAGTATTTCTTGAGTAGTTCATTTTCAATGATCTGCTGTCGGAGTTCGTCCAGCGACTTACGTATAATCATGATACGCAAGCCTGGGAATAGAACGGCGCAGAGCACCGCTATTGCTACGACTAGATATGTTTTTCCACCACCACGAGCACCACCGGCGACGATATACGACTTGCGACCGATGTGGTTAAAGACTTCCTGCTGCTTATCCGAGAACTTGATGATGTCGGATATATTTATCTGCTGCGTTTTAGCCATCTAACTGGTTGACGCTCTTATCAGACAGGGATGGTGGAACATGAGTAGCTGATACATTTACGGTAATCGAACCGCCTTCTTCCAGTGCTAGTTCGCGCCGCCTAATGATGTGGTTTGCTATTGACGTCAGGGAATTGATTGCCTTGATACGGATATCATCATCGGCTACGTTGCCAATGATATCAGTCAGACGTTCAATTGAAAGGATCATTCCAGCGCTCGCACCTTTTTGCAGCGAGTCCAGATCAATGTCCAGTCCGTCGATAATTCTATTGACAGCAAGGACAATTTGGTTGTCAGTAGAGCGAACCGCAGAGGACGACAACCGTATTTCGTCGATGTCATCGTCGCTAATACTTTTAGGTTTTGCTTTCCTCATGCTCTAATTTACAACAAATATCAATGGTAGCATCATGGCATTTAGCTGGGACTTAATAACCAACACACTTGGGGCAGCTCTTCCTATCGCTGGGCAAGCATTAGGAACTGGTGCCGCACCTTGGCTTGGCCTTGGCACCGGAGTTCTGCAAGCATTAGGTCAAGGATTTGGGATCACGGATGGTGGAGGTGGAGCTGGTTCGCCGCAAAAGGCCATGGAAGATGCTGCCAAGATACAGCAACTTGCCAGTTTTACAGCTACTGGAGCAGAAGGTCCTGCTGCAAACCGTGAGTCAGCTCAGGCTGCCCGCAAATTTATCGGTCAGTCTACAGCCGAAGGACTTCGTGCCGCACAGCAACAGCAGGCACTCGGCTCGATGGCACTTGGTGGCGCGCAGCAGACTACAGACCTAGCCCGGTCAGCCGCCATGATGAACCTCGGCAACCAACGTCGGGATCTTATGCAGCAAGCCGCCGCCGGTGGGTCAAGTCCTGCCGCCCTTGCTGGTATTGCATCTAATCTTGGTCAGTCAAATACTCAGACGCTAAACTCTCTTGCACAACAAGGAGCACAGGCACAGCAAGCTGGATTAGCGCAGGCTGGCCAAGCATTCGCCGCTTCTGAACAGACACGAAATGCAGATTTAGCTCAACAACTAGCTAACTTCCAACCATACGCACTACAGAAGTTTGGCGGAACGAGCCTCGGTCAAGTCGGCGGTTATCAGCAAACTCAACAAGGTATGGCTGCTGCCGAAGATCCAATGGCGCTACTCAAAGCAATGGGTGGTCAGCTTGGAACACAGCAAATAAACAAGCCGTATGAGGATGAGACGGCCAGGCGCCAACTAATGATGGGTCTCGCTAAAGATCCTGGAACATTGGCGGAGCTCAAGAAAATGCTTGGAATACCATAAGAAGGAATAAGGCGTGCCGCAATACATCCAGAACCCATCTTTGATGGGGATGCAAGAAGCGAATGAACAACAGAAGCAGCGCTCGAACATCTACGCCCAGGCAATAGCAACTGCTACTGATAATATGTACAAGCAGTCTCTTGCTGATCAAGCTATGGAGCGCCAGATTTTGCGTGAACGTGAACTGTTGGAGAATCGCATTAGTCCTAGTGGAATGCCGATACAAGATAAAAATTTCGTTCCGCCTACAAAATATGGCCAGCAAATTATGGATGCCATCATGCGTAGTCGCGCAGCGCAGATGGGTGTAAATCCAGAGGTAGCACCAGGTGTGCCAGGTAGACAGGTTGGCGTTAATTTAATGCCGCTTCCTGGAGCCCAACCACTACAGCGACCAAGTGTAGGTGGATGGCCGATTAACGACGTGAATGGAGATACATACAACCAATTAGAATGGTTGCGTGAATTGCTTCCACCGTACATGTTTCAGCCATAATGAGCAAGCCAAAGAAATCAGGACTTGGATCTACTCCTCAGCATTCCGCAGGTAAGCCTAAGAAAACTCGTCAGGGTGCATCACAGCGCACCAAGCATTCGGCTTCGTCAGCGAATAAAGCTACGAAGCCTTACCGTGGGCAGGGGCGTTAGACTTGCCATACTTGGCTGTCTTGTATAGCTGAAACCACATCTGCTCCATCCCAGCTACGAACTCTTCGTCGTCATTCTTGCCTAGAATGTGCAAGGCTGCATGGATAAACTCATGCAGAAATGTCTGGAACATAGACTGCTGCGACAACGCCTTACCATTGACGTTTCTAGCTATGCGAATCAGGTTTGCTTCGTAATCGCACAGGCCATACAAATTTTGACTTACACCTAGTGTGTCTGAAATTCGGACACGCCATGTATGCGCCCCTAGCTTGAAGGACGTCGGTATCTGCATGGATGTTGCTACTGGCTTCATATAACCTTGCCATTAACAATCATTTTGTTGTGCAAGGTAAACTCACGGTCCTTGCCTACCTCAATGATAGCAAAACCATGTGTCCATTGATTACGTGGCGCATAGCGTGGATTCAGATCACATAAGCATCCAACGGTTGAAGCCTGGAAGTAACTGCCATCCAATGGACGACGCACAATCGTGTCAGACTTCTTGTGAACGTGGCCAATGAGAATGCTATCGTATGCCTTCAGGAAGTAGCTGCGCGAAGGATTTACAGCGCCACCGCCATAGTATTCGTGGCCATGGTCGATGTAGAGCTTACCTGCCGTCATCTTCGCTCTATCTTCTACCCAGTCTATATTCAAATCACGTAGGCCAAGGAACTCTTGCAGGTAGATTGTATCCTGTAATACCTCAGCCTTCTTTGCAAGGTACCGCTTGAAGCGCTCTTCGTGATTGCCCTCACGGTAGACGATGCGAACCTTATCGCCGAAGAACTCTCGAAGGTGCTTGAGCATTGCCTTCGATACATCAAGCTCCCACTTCCAGTTACGCTTAGCTTCGATCTTCTCATGTGCCGATAGATGGAAGAGATCCATCATATCACCATTGAGCACAAGAGAGTCGATACCTGCATCCTTCAGGAAGCTCAGAGCCGTTATGTACGATCCATGGAACTGCCCATCTGCTGTACGTTGCAAGTCATGGAAGGGCCAATGGGCGTCGGAGAGAACCCCAATCTTGCCGTATGGAAGTTCGTACACTACATCATTGCGCAGGTCGCCTGAGTGCAAGCCAGTATCAGATATTCCAGGTACAAAACCATAGTCAGCCTCTGGCCTTACAATCGCATCGTACGTCTGTGCAATTTCGTGCAGCTTCTTGGAGAGATTCTTTCCACCTTTTGACTGAGCTTCTTTGGATCTAGGTGGAACTGTCGTACGTGGTTTCTTTGCTATGCGGCGCTTCTTCTCCGGTTTACCCTCCGCAGCCATAGCGTGCGCATTCTTAATCTGTGATCCACGTACCTGACCTCCGAGCTTCCTGCCTTCTTGCAACCTAGCTTGGCGTTCACTATAGATTATTTCCCACTCTTCATCGCTTATACGCCGTCTGGTCATAGGTTTGTTACCGATGCTGTTAGGTGAAATGCTATCGCCGTTACGGAGGACGTCGCGAAAGTCGCTCGAAGAACTTGATTGTGGTGCAGCTTGAGATTCAGCGGCTGTAATACCAAAGAGTATGTAGGCTGCCCTGTATTAGGAGTGCGTGTTGTAGCTGGGATTGCATATTGGCTATGCAATGTCGCCACAGGTGTTTCCGTTGTGTCGTAGATAAAGAATCGTAATGTACCGGCTTGGGTGTCATTCAGCGATGAGTTGACGGTTATTTCATCAATTACCGTTCCTTGGTTAGAACCAGTCACAAGAGATGTGTAGTCAGCATCGGCTGTTGTAAACGTCGTTAGACTGGTGTTGGCAGTCGTTATGCGACCTGAGTGTGCGTGAATTGCCATGGCTTATACGTTCGTAAATTGCATTGGATGATAGTTGGCTGGACCTTCGAGGTAGTTGACTGGCTGCAAAGTGACTTGCGTAGCTGGATCTAGCGTAGTTGAATCGGCTATCTTGATTGCTTCAAATGCGTGATATGTAACTTGAAACAGTATCCGCGTTTCACCATTGTTACCGAAGTTGTAGCTAATGAGATGAGAAACTTCATCCCCGGCATTTAGCCATATTTGCGCCGTACCCTGTAGAGACCAAGGAAGCGTACTCATTTGTATTACAAAGCCATAGATGTCCTCTACATTGCCACTAGTGTTGAAATTCCATATATCTAAAGGGCAGACATCGAGGGTTTTGTAAATGCGAGTTACGTATGTTTCACCCTCTAATCGCCTCACTGCTAGGTAGTAATGCAGTCGTATGTTGATGAACGGCACCCCAATGCTTGTATAGATCGCACTTGTCAGGTAACGAATGCCTTGCGTCGTGCCGCTTATGAGGTACAATCCATCTTCATTTACTGCACCGAAGCGTGTATAAGCACTCTGCACACTAAATCGCTCTGATACCCCCCAATCCCACTGCGTGTCAATAGCGTTGTTGCTATAGTTGCTTCCAGCGTACGGAGTCGTAACACCAGATGCGCTTTGCCACCCCCACGGGCCAACAAACAACTGATTGATATATTGACCCGTAAGGATATTGTACCCTACACTCAATGCTGGATCGGTTGTTGCGTCCTTTATCCAGACTGTAGACAATGCACCTTCAAGAGAACTACTACCGCCGCCTGTTTTAGTCCACCCCGTAACACGCCGCTTTCCATTACCCATGTCATCTACATGGAAATAAATTTGCTCGTGCTGGTGTTTGTTGATGTGGTTTTGGTGATTGTAAAAGTCTATGGTTACTGTATCTGGGCCACCAATACTAACAGATCGCTGTTGGATTGTCAGCGGGCGGTCTATTGTCAGAGTGCCTACGTTAGTTCCTGGAGACACCGTTGTGGTGACGCCATTGATGCCGCGCACATTTACAACGCCACCGTATTGGACTGAATGCGATCCTTGGGTATTAGATATAGAATCCCCACGCAGCAACCAGACAACCGGTGGAATCGCAATCGTCACCGTCTTGTTTACATTAGATACCGTTACACCCCTAATACCACGGAATACAACTGTCTCCCCATTCTTGACCTCGGCAGCGGCGTAGTTCTCAGCTTTGACGAACCAGGAATACTTGACCATTTCTGGCTTTGCAGTTTCGCCTGGCGTACTTGGCGTTGGAGCTGGAGCTATTGCTGCCTGCTGGTTCACTACGGCTTGGGCTTGCGCCTCTTGAATCGCCTGCAACCCCATCTTTAGACGACGCATCTCCTCGTTCGCCATGGATGCACCATCAGGCGTGGAGTAATCTCGTACATCTTGGACCGATAGATTGGTTTGCGACGGTACTACTCTGGGTCGCTTAGGAGGCATTTAGCACCGTTCTATTGGTATCATGATAAAGTAGTTTGGCGTTTCATATACCACATCCACCAGCCAAATTTCGCCAATGTTTACGTTACTTCCTTCATAACGTTTTGATATCAAACCTACCCGGCCTGTGCTCGTCTTGCCAATAGGCGACGTTTTGCCTGGCATAATACGGACAGTTGCCCTAGGTCTATGTAGCCAGTTCTTGTTCATTTACGCAAAAGAGGATAACTCTTGCGAAGTTACCCTCTCGTTTGCGCTTATCTGTCAGGCTTTGCTCAGAATGGAACGTCATCTTCAAAGAACTGACGAGGTTCGGCTTTTGCCGTAGCCGTAGGCTGGGGTGCAGATGGCTCAGATTTGGTGCTTGGAGCACCTTCTCCGGTGTTCATCTTAGCGCAACCATTACCGTTGAAATAGGCAAACGCCTGCGTCTCGTCGCCCTTCTTAAGCCGTCCGCCCGGGAAGGTGTCTACAGTAACCATATCGCCCACAGCAATGTTATCCAACCAGCGCATCTTGTCGCCGTAGAATGTCACTGGGAAAAAATTAGGGTAGCGATCGCCTTGCTCGACGATAATCCGCTTGCTTTCCTTGCCAGCCCCGAATTGTTCGACGCCAGAAATGTAAGTTACCCTACCTGTGAAGGTGAAAACCATTGTCGTTCCTTGTTAAACTGCTTGTTGAATTGTTGTCCAGTCGATGTTCCGATAGATGTCGTAGAGACGAAAGACGCTACCTACTTCGAGCTCTGGAGCTCCAGAGTCAGGCTGGCTCTTTACGTCGAGAATTGTTACGTTGTAGCCTCGGCCACGCTTCCACATACGCACAGTATGTGTCGCATAGGCGTTCTCGTTCTTAGGTTTGTCACCTTGGACAGACCTATTTACGTTACCTTCCAATGGATGTGCATAGATGTCAACGGCAACATTCTTGTTCAACCACTGATCTATTCCGCCCAAAGTATCCATGTAGGATTTGAACTCCTGCATGTAATTGTAATGTCGCATAGCTGTTTGATCCTGCTTTCTTGAAAGTGGTCTGGTTTTCATTCGAGGCATCTTGGCTCTTGGTACATCCAACATGCTTCGATTTCCTTTGATGCTGAACTCTGGCAAATCCGAGATCAAGTCGTAGTAGCTTTTCTTCTGTGTTTTCCAGTACGATGCCAACGCAGCACGTACAAAGATTGTCATGATTGCATACAGCAAGGCGGCTTTGGTGACGTCTAGGCGTTTTGCTGTGCTGTCAACAAACTGCTTCGCGTCATAGCTAACCCGCAGCACACGGTTCTCCTCGTCGGTATTGACATAGAACCGAGAGAGTAGGCGCACTTGGTCACGCGATAGCTCCATAACGGTTTTTGTCGCAACCATTATAGTGTCGCTTATCGTATGCTTGACCATCCGACGCCTTTCGAGGATCACTGACCCCGCAATCAATAGCTGTGCTATCGACTTTGGTACAGTCAGGCTACGCGGAGCGGTAGATCTCTGCGGCGTGGTTACATTCATGTGCGTATGCTGCATAGCTTTCTGCCACTACTCGCCAATCTACAGAACTCGGTGTCACGCCCTCGGCTTTACACTGATTGCATTTGGTGAGCAACAAACCTTGATGCTCTACAAGCTCAGGCTCTTCGGCATCCTGAGAACAATAGCTGCATCGTTGATAAACAAAGAAGTTGCGGTCAATCGTAGCCCAGGCAGTCGGGGGGATCCTGCCCATAAGCCACGATCGAAGATGACCCAACGTAGCGTGAGCTATTGCTGGATCGGCAGAGCCTTGCGCTATCATCGCGACGCGCTTGACGGCAGCTTTCACATACGCCAGTACATCGTTAGCTTCTCGTTGGCTGATAGTATTCACACCAATCGAGATAAGAAACGACCCCCACGTTCTGTATGGCGCTCCTGCCGGTAGATCATGATCTTGAAATGCCTTGATAAAACGATCGTCACTGTCATAAGTCGAAGCGACTTTCATACACTCTTGCAAGGCAGCAATGCTAAGCCCTGTCATGACGCACAGTTGCCTTTGAGTTACGCCAAGCTCTACAGCCGTAGCGCACTCCTTGCCAACGCGGTAAAGCCTAAGAGCCTCAGCCAGCGCGGTTCCAGGACTATCATCGTATGACACGGCAATCTGCATTACTTCTTGTCTCCGAGTGCACTAGCAAGCAGGTGGGCCTTGAAGATCTCAATGGCACCCAATTGCTCTAGTGCCGTCAGGTTACTGCGTACGTCGATTTTGATACCTTCCTGCTTGAATGTCAGATTGACTTCGAGCACTCGGTCTAAACCGTTCTCATCTGTTGCAGGCTCAGTGCTTTCAACTTGCACGCCATCTGGCAACTGAATCAGGTTTTCTTCATTCATGACTTTACTCTCCGGTTGTAGTTTACTGAACGTGGTTTGCTGACCTTTTGTTTTGGAGCTTCAATTGTAATGGGATCTTCGAGCTTTGGATTGGCAGCCTTGTATTCGCATGGACGTGCATATCCTCGGAGCAATCGAATGCCTTCTTGGATTGCGCGGACCTCATTTAACGCCCATGTCAACGCGCTATCTTGATTCTGCCGTAAAGAATCAATTTGATAGATAGCGTATGTCGTCAAAACTGCATTGACTACAGTGCCGAAACTTACTAGGAAGATTATTGTTTCCATAGCAGTCTCCTTTCTTAGTGAATGATTGATGGTTTTTCTTGATTGCCGTCATTAGGGTCCATGAGCAACATCTTTCGATTAGCTGCTGCTCCGAGACATGATATCAATTCCATTACGTTCATTTTAGGAAGCCGATGTTGTCGGCAAAATTGCAATGCCAGCTTATCGCCATGCCGCAATCCTGACTGCCCTACAACAGCTTCTATCAGATCGACGGTATTGAGGAGCTTATCCATACTAAATCCGCACAGTACGGATACGACGTGATCTCTTTCAGTCATTGAAAAGCCTGTCGATTGTGTGCATACTAAGTGCATGAGAATCACTTGCCTCTGAAAGATCAATCAGAGAGCATATATGAGTCATTGATTCTTTTTCGTTCTTTGACAGAATCAGATGCCCCTTTGAGTCCACTCCGGCTACGATTACGTTGTCCTTTTTTGCTAGACTCAACCATCCCGACCTGCTTCCCCGTGGGTTCACATACATCACCCTCACGTCGAAGCCTTTGTAGTTCGCTTTCGTAGGCAATCGCTTGATCAAGTGAGTCAACGAAGATGGCGTTCCCTCCGTTTTCTTTGACTGCTTCGATGAAATCTTTTTGCTTTGTTCGTTTTGCACCGTTTTTCCTTTTGACTTCGACCCAAAAATAGATTCCCTTACCGAACACAAACAGATCTGTTACTCCGCTGTGCTCTTTGTTTCCGATCCTGCCAAACCAGGTATAGTACCACACCCAGTTCCCGCTTCCTGCTTTACCACCACCGCTATTGAAACGGATGACCTCATATCCTGACTTCACATAGTAGTCTACAATCGACGACTGCAATTGAGATTCAGGGATGATTGGTTTGCCATCCTTACCAATTTTCAGTATGCGCCTCATTCGTCAACAGCCCACTGAGCGAGAACTTCTTCTTTCTTGATCCCATTGGTTTTGAATGTGCGCCGACCGTTCTTATCAGCACGCCAAGTGATTCTACCGTACTGCTCACCAAAGTCGAGCACCGGAGCTTCGCCCAGCTTCTCACGCAACATCTGCTCGGCTAGAGCCATTTGCTTAGATAGGTCCTCAATCTCAGACTTGTACCTAAAGTAATTGGCCACGGCCATAAGGTCTGACTCGGTTGCCGTAACCGTAAGCTCAGGGTCAGGCGAAGATTCCTTGTACTTTTCCTTCAGGAAGTCGGTGTATGCGTCCGAGCCATCAGGCGGGGGAACAAGGTGCTGGATGTCGAGTTCCATTCCACCTGCCGCCAGAATCTTCCTAGCCTCAAGTACATCGTTCCAGAAGCTACCGCACTTTTCAATGATGCGTTCTTGGATCTCTTTCGATGGCTCGAATGGAATCACGTCAATCTTGTTGTTTGCTTCGAGGATTGCCAGCTCCGCATACTTCACCTCGCATACCAACATGTAATGCTGAATCTGAATGATGTAATGAATTGGCACTCCGCTTTCCCACTTTTGCGATTCCCAGTGGTTGATCGTTTTGATCTCAAGGATTGAGCGCTCTTTGCCATTTTTGAACAGCCTGTCAGGATTAGCAAACAGGAAAGGATGCTTTGGATTGACAAGGATACGACTGAGTTTGATTGGCTTGCGTATCACCTTGTCAGCCATGTAGTTCACTGGGATAGACTCGACTCCAAAGTTTGAATCGTAGTACGACCATAGCTTCGCAATCTTTGCCTCATCCTCGTTGCCGATAATCATTGGCAGCGAAGTGTTGAACTTACGAGCAAAACCTAGCTTCTCATAGAACACCTGAGCCGAGCATGAGTACGGAGACAGGCCAAGAATAGCCGCGCTCTCCGATCCTCCGACACCCATCTCTAGTCGTTTTGCGAGCCACTCATCCCGTGATTGGAATGCGTGAAACTCTAGTCCGTTCCATGGTTTCATCAAGCAGCTCCCAGTGCTTTGACTGCGTTGCTGTTGAGCTTAGCCCCACGCCGTGCAGCGTCCTCACCATCATTGGTGGCACTAGCTGTTTGCGCTAGTTCTTCGATTGTATACAATCCAGACAGCGTTTCAGGGAATCCACGGCGTAAAGCACGAGCTTCGGCGCATTTCTCTAGCATTGTGTGACCCATCTTCGCCCACATCTGCGTAGGCTTGCGCTCACGAGAAGCAGAGTCATAGTACATCTGGCAGTATTCGTCATAGAGTGCCGTTGCGCTGAACTGGTTCCACTGCTTCGATTCTGGGTGATAGCGCTTGACATAGACTGTAGCTGAGAACAACGTGCCGTCGTCTTTGTACTTGTAGATTGTGTCGTCGCCTGGTGCATATAGACCAGTGCGAATTGCCATACTACGATAGCCGTCAATGCCCACAATGATAGTGTACTTGACTTCGCCCGTATTCTTCATACGGTGTTCCTGCATGATGATCTGGCCACTGATAGGATCTAGGCCCAACTTTTTGGCTTGGCTCAGGAACGCAAACGCTTCTTCAAGTGGGATACCAGTAGGAAGTTTACTATAGATCACCTTAAGCTCCTCCGGCGTCCAGCCGAGTGAACGTATCAGGTCCTTGTAATACTGCGCGTCGAACTTGGCACGCTTCTCAGGTACCTGTGGATTTTCAGCTTCTACGATTTCGACGGACATGTTTCTCCTTGCTGTTTTTTATGAACTCTTCGGTACCCAGTACCGTCATTGTAACCCATCCTAGTTGCTTGATTTTGTACCCTGCACACTGCTGCGTTCGTATTGCGGCGAAGTACAGGGACTTGTAGCGGTCAGGGAAGTTTTCCTTCATCCATCCTAGCAGATTGTTCACCTCGAACTCTCTGCCGTCAGGATCTATCACG